AAGGCAAGCGACTTTGTTTCCGCTTCTGATTTATCCGGTAAAGCTGATAAGGTCACAAGTGCTACAAGCGGTGATTTTGCGGGATTAGATGCAAATGGAAATCTTACTGATAGTGGTAAGAGCGCCGGTGATTTTGCTGCGGCTGTTCATTCACATGCTTGGAGCGACATTACAAGCAAGCCTTTTAGCACTGTTGGTAGTGGCCTTACAGTAACAAGTGATACGATTGCTGCAGACATACAGACTGTTACCGTAGCGTCTACAGGAACAGCTTCCTCAACTGGAATATCTAAGCAGCAGATCACAGTAAACAATACAGCCTATGACATTCAGGGTACGGCTTATATGGAACAGGACATTTTACTGTCTACTTCTGATCCGGTGATAGCGACGTTCACAAACGCTGCTATAACAGCAAACAGCAGAATAGGCGTGTTTGTTTCAGATTATACTATCTGCCCTGTGAATGTTGTAGCTTCCAGCGGAACTTGTAGTGTTACATTTCCTAAAGCAAGCAGCGCACAGACTATCACTGTCGGAATCGAGGTGGCTTAAATGATTAACGATAAGAAAAGGAGGTGCGCTTATGGCTAATATGTACAGAGTTGGCGGAAATGGTAATGGTTCCGTAACTCTTAGTGGTGATGCTGCTACAAGTGATGTTCTTAGCGGCAAGACGTTTTATAGTAACTCAACACAGATGCAGACAGGTGCTATGACAAATAATGGTGCTGTATCGCAGACTCTTGATTGCGGAGAGTCTTACACTGTACCTGAAGGTTATCACAACGGAAGCGGTACAGTATCCGCTAATAGCCTTGCGTCTCAGACTGGTATTGATAGCGGGATGTCGCCGATTGAAGCGGATAAAATGGTTAGCGGATATCAAGGTTGGGTTGACGGACAAAAAGTAACAGGTACCTTTGAGCCTGATACTGTAAATAACACCGCTATGTCTACACAGATGGGAGATAGGATAATATACCCAGATTCAGGCAAGTATTTTGATAGGTTTATTGTAGAGCAGTTTCCGCGTGAATATGTTATCCCAACACATATTTATCCTAGTGATGCAAGTCCTGTAAGTATTGCTGTTGGTGATGCAGTAACTCCTGATATTGCCGGATATGTCTATGCTTCAAATGCTGCAGTTGTTCCGTCTGGTAATAAGTCTTTAGGTACATACACGACAAACGGCTCAAAGAGTGCAAGTTGTGCTGGGTACGCTACAGTATCTTGGACGAACAATGTAAGCAGTTCGCCTACGGAGGAAACGCTTTGGACAAACAGTAGTCCTACATCAGCATTTGCAAGTCAGACAGTGACTATTGATAGCGGAAAGTATTTTAGTAACTATAAATATATTGGCATTGAATATAAATATAGCAAGACACAAGATAACAGAATGAGAATTATTGCACCTAAAGAGGATTGGCAAATCAGTGGAACAACGGCCGGATACGGACAATTATCAATGGGAATAAAAACGTCAAACGGGTCGGGAAACAGAATGGTTCAATATTTGAGTGATACTCAAGTTAAATTTGGAAGTTGTGCATCTTCAAATGATTTAGATATTCCATTAACGATATTTGGTCTTAATTAAAAAGGAGGATAAAACATGGAAAGATATTTTGTACTTGAAATCACAACCGCAGACGGAGCAACAGCCAAGGCAGTTCACGAAAAAGCAACTATGGACGAGGCAAGAATGTTGTTCCATCAAATTCTTGCTTCAGCGTATGCAAACGACAAGGTAACATACGCACTTGTTCAGATTATCAGTGACAAGGGCTTTTGTGTTGTTAGCGAAGTCAAGCCTTCCGATTACGGACAGGAAGAAGAGATTTAACTTTTCTTATGAGGGGGGGGACAAATATCCAAGGACAGAGCCAGAGATCTAAATTAGCATTTACTTGCACAAAATAAATGTTATAATTAGTTAACTCGGAGGACATAGGTTCGCTACCGAAAACAGAGAAATCGCTGCTCTGCTGGTCCTCCTTAAAACAGCGAACTACGAAAGCGAGGTAGTAATAATTGGAAACTAATGTCAGTTTTGAAGCCACTAACGAGTTGATTGTCGGGATCATGGAACGGCAGATCAAAAGGTATCACACTCTGGTTCTTGTCCTACTAACTATTATCGGTCTTATGATAGGTGGTTTTTTACTCTACGAAAGTCAGTTTGACAAGGTAGCCATCACCCAGGAAGGTATTACAGATGGTGGTGGTGATGTTAGCGTTAGTGGCGTAGGTAATGGAGACATAAATAACTATGCCGAGAATAAGACAAACGACTAAGATAAAGGTTCACAAAGGTAGTTCTTTACCTAGTTTAAAAACATCAGCTTCAAGTAAAAATGGCAGCGCTGCTGTTAAGACAGTAGTAAAAGCCAAAGTCCATAAAAAGAAGTAAGGCATCCGTAACAGGGTGCCTTTTTTGATGGTGAGAGAATGATTAGACTTGTAGATGTTTCCGTACCGGAATTGAATGAACTGATAGACTTATGGATTTTTAATGAGCGTAACAGGCAGATCTTAAAGGCCAGACTAATCAATGGCAAGACCTATGAAAAGATAGCAGAAATATTCGACTTGTCAGATAGCCAGGTTAAGAGGATCATTGCAAAAGGCACTGAGACAATAGCATCTAAGATACCCAAAGACAGATTTAAAATTGAATACAAAACAAGACCAAAAATGACACGTAAAAGCACCAAAACAGAACTAATTGCGTCATGTTAAGTAGATGATTGTACTGAGATAATTGTTTTGTCGGGAGGAATACAGATGTTTCCTTATAATCAAAACGCAAATCAATTATCTCAACTACTACTCCAACAAACATTACAACAGAACACGCAGCAGACTAAGGTTGTAGAAGTCACCGGAAGAGCCGGAGCGGAAGCGTATCAGCTTGCACCGGATTCCAGCATATTGCTGTTAGATAATACTGCACCTATTGTATGGCTAGTCAAGACAGATGGTGCTGGTTATAAGAGCCTTGTTCCTTATGATATAAAGGTTCACGAAGAAGAGAAGCCAGTAGATCATTATAAAGAGCTTGAAGGCAGAATTAGCAAGTTGGAGGAAGTAATCAATGCTAGACAATCCAATACTACAAATGTTAAGCGGAAGTCAACAGACACCGCAGAGTAATATCATGATGCAAGCTGTAGGAGCTATGTTAAGAGGTGAATCCCCTCAGTCATTCCTCCAAGATCTTGCGAAAACAAATCCCCAGTTACAAGGTCGTGACCTGTCAGATCCTAACAAGCTGGCAGAGACATTGTACACAGAAAAGGGCCAGGATATAAACGCAGCCAGATCATCCATTATGGATAAGATAAGCTCGTTTATCAAACACTGAATCATTCTTGCAAGATGATATAAAAATCTAACAGGAGGAAGAGAAAATGACTGAAGGAAGTTCATTTATGAGTTCCGATTGGCTTGGAGCTTTTCTGATTATCGCTATTCTTTTTGGCGGCGGTTTTGGTGGCTTCGGAGCTGGTAGAGGTCCTGTAGGTCCTATGCCTAACTACGCAACTGTTCAGGACGTAAACGAGGCTGTTAATAACCAGGCTACACAGGAAGGTATCAGAGACGTACTTCTCAGCTCAGCTAACAACAACTATGAGACAGCTAGATTGATTGATAATCAGTCTATGTATCTCACAAATCAGAACAGTACAAACATGATTAATGCTATCCAGGGATTTAACAATATCGGACAGCAGATCATGAATCAGACTAATGTTCTCGGCTCAAAACTCGATCAGCTCGGTTATCAGATGGAGTCATGTTGCTGCTCAATTAAGACTCTCATTAAAGACAATCAGATTGCCGACCTTACAAATCAGCTGAATAATGCTAACAATATTGCGGTCAACTCCGCGCAGAGTCAGTATTTGCTTCAGCAGATGGGTAAATGGGTAGCCAACGCACCAGCAGCAACCACATGAGGTAGCTTATGGAAATTATAAAAAGCATATCTCAGAAGATCGATTCTGAACTTGAAGATGCTCAGAAGTATATCAAATGTGCATACCATGTAAGAGACGAGTACCCTAGGCTGGCAGATACTTACTATCAGCTCAGTTTAGAAGAGATGAAACACGTAACTATGCTGCATGATAAAGTTGCTGAGATCATTAACGAGTACAAGAGAACAAATGAAGTGCCGGAATCAATGCAGCTCATGTATGATTATCTCCATGAGAGACATATCAAATGGGCGGCTAAGATAAAGGCCAAACAGGAAGCATACAAGATGTAAATTTTGGGAGGATCACTTTCAACGGTGGTCCTCTTATTCTTTAGGTAAAGCCATGAAAACAGGTATAAGCATATTACAGAAATTACATAGCCAGAAGAAAAAGCTATCTGGACTTGATAAGTATTGCATATTTTCGTTCACTTGCCTGATCGTGTTTACGGTCATAATGATTATCGTTCAGACAGTAACCGAAACGACACAGGACACGTTGATAACGTGTTTTTTTTCTGCCTTTGGTGGAGAGTTGTTACTATGCGCTATGATAAAGCGCTTAAAGCTTAAAAAGGAGGTAGGAGAGAATGAGTAAACTTACCAGTAGAAAATTTTGGATCTGTGTAGCTGCGTTCCTGGCTTCCGTAGCAACAAGTATCAGTGGCCTGGTAACTGACAACCAGACTGTAACGATTATCGGTACTGTCTGCGGTATA